GAGTCCCAGTTCCTTCGCCTGCTCGCCATAGACACGCGCCTTTTCGAGATCGATCAGCTTCATCGCCTTCCGCTCTGCTTGTATTTCTACGGAGCGTCGGGTGGTTTGACGTTTTGTGGCATTCGCTTCCGCCTTAGTCCGTGCGTTGAGTGCGGCAATCTCTAGGCGAGTTTGATTATCAGCCGCCTTCTGGGCGGCGGCGGCATTCTGGCGGTCTGCTTGCGCACGTTGGGAGACTTGGAGGTTTCCCGCAGCGATCAACGCCTTAGTCCGTGCGTTGAGTGCGGCAATCTCTAGGCGAGTTTGATTATCAGCCGCCTTCTGAGTGGCGGCTGCCTTCTGCTGCTCTAGCCTTTTTTGCGCTGCCAGTTCCAGCTTAGACAGTTCGGCTTGGGCTTTTTCAGCCGACGCCTTGTCAAGGCTGACAGTTATCTTCAGTTCCGCATCGTTGCCCTGAGGATTATCGCTCATGCCTTGCCTGCTTTAGGTTTATGCTTGTCTATGAAGAATTCAACGGCGGCGTGGTAGGTGTATAAATCCTCCATCAAGCGGGGGTTTTGGTCTAGCAACCCGCCGCTGTCCGGCAAGTTTTTGTAATCCGAATTTCGCCACCCCCAGTACAGCTTCTCCACGTAATCGAAGGGGTGGTGAAACTCTAAGGGGGGCAGTTCATGCGTTCGGTTGTGATAGGACTTGGCACGCCCCTCCATACTCTTTAGCACCGATTTCCGGTGCTGTTGGCGTGCCTTACTCAGTTTGGGTCGGCGCGTTCCTCCGGCGTCAGGCGCTCCTCACTTCGTTCCACTACTGGCTGTTCTGGGACATTCGCCAAGTAGACCGCCTCTACCAACGTTTTCCAAAATCCAGTTTCATCGTCTACGGCGTGGTCATACGCTTTTAGGACGGCTTCCTTGTCCAGTACTTCCCCGGCAAAAGCTGCTATCGGTACGGGGACTGTTCGTCCGTAGGCTTGCGCAAGCGCAGTGCAAAACTGGGTGACGATAGCATTCAGTGTCCATGTTTCAGGGTCATAGCCCCCCTCATTGTAGGCTGTGAGGGGGTTATATGACCCTAATTCAGGATGCCGCGCCTTCTTGATGATAGATGCGTATTTGGCGCGAGTTTGCTCCACGCGCCAAGTCTCAGGGCGAATACTCACCGCATATTCGCCGAAGGTAAACCGCTTCACTTCCATCCGATCCCCCCTACACAGTGGCTATCATATTGGTCGCTTCATAGACGACCAGCACGAACGCGCCCGACGTACCCGCCGCCACCAATGTCACTGTATTCGTCCCCAGATTCACCGTGTAATCGGTGGTGGCAGTGAGCTTGGTCACGGTAGCCCCGTCGGATGTAATGGCGTACACATGGAACGTCTGTTCATTCGTATGATCGCCGTAGGGCTTATAGGAAAGGGTGAAGGAGGTGGTAGACCCGTCCCTACGGAACACGTGCTGAGTGAGCGGGTAGCGCGGGGACGTGGCGTAGAACGCTGTTGCCGCCGAGTATCCGATAGTGGCACTGTAACTAGCAATCGTACTAAACCAGGGGAGACGGGCGGTTTGTGTTGGCTGCCCAATATAGGGGAAGTCCATCGGAGACGCTTCTTGGTGATTGCCAAAGTTCGGCGTAACTGCTACGAGGGGGACAAAGAAGTTCAGCCAGCGTGCCGTACCGTTGTAGTAGTCGGCGTCTTGTGCGTCAATATTAGCAATGAGAGCAAGCTGCCCCGCGTTCGCTGGCGCGTTTGTCTGGATGCCGATAGCCGTCAGGTCGCCTACTTCAATAAGCTCAATACCCTGCCCCGCCGCCGAAAAGTTCATATCGTAGACGCCGAAGTTCAAGGCGAGTTCGCCGATCTCCGTTGCATTAAACAGCCAGCCGTACTTTGTACGTCCATTATCCCCTGTGCTAAACACCCGTGTCGCTTGGGTGGCAGCAATACCCGCCTCCTTCACGGCTTTGCCTAGTGCAAACCCCGCGTCCGCCCCCAATGCCAATGTCGCCGTGCCGTTAGGGATTCCTATGCTGTTTACAATAGACCACTGAAACCTTGCTACACCAGCGGCAGCTAGGATGCTCGTGTTCTGAATACCTGGATATGTCATGGCGCTTCCCTCCCTATCTGTACAAGCAATCGAACCGTGATTGGAATCTCTGCCCCGAAGTAGCGGATGTTCTCATCGTTCGCTAATGTTAGACCTATAGTACCCGAAAATTGCCCTAATGAGACACCTTTCGGCGAAACAAAGGAAAGGGGGTCTTTTGTCACAGGGTGTCCCAGACGTGGCAGACCCTCGTATTTGGCGATCAGCCCTAGATACAGGGTGTTCAACGCTGCCTCATATTCGCCTGTTGTCCCTGAGCCAATCGCTCCGGCAATAATCAGCTTGCTGATCACTACCGTAATCACCTTGAGAGGTTCCCCCCGTGACACATCTACAGCTATGCTACTAACGCGGTTTAGAGCTTTAGGGTAGGGCGGGGCGCTTGGGACATTGAAAAAATTGGGGTGGGCTTGTGCCATACCTGTTATGGATCGGTCTATGAGCGCGATACGCTCCAGCATGGTATTGATGAGGTCTTGCGGTGCATCCATCATAGTTGCCCCCTAAACCATGCCCAATAGGGCGGTTGCAAGATCATCTTCACTTTATCCGGCATGTCGGAGGCAAAACGTACCTCTATGCCACCTGCCCCCGAAACAAGCACCCCTGTAGGGTTGCCCCGCGATTGATAGTAGGATACGGTGAGTAGGGTGGTGGCGTGTTTTATCAACTCATCCATGACGAACACCTGTACGGCTTCCGTCCCTGCGAAACTGAGGGCGGTAGTACCGTTCACTGCCCGCTCCACCGTGATTGTCGTGGTCAATCCTGTGTAGGGGGCAGTGATCGCCATTTGCTCATAGGTCGTACCATTGGAGATACGGATAACGTTCCCCGCATCCAAGATACCGTCCGCTGACGCATTCAATGTGAGTGATGTAGCACTACTGGTCGCCGCCGCCCCTAAGGTCAGCGTTGTGGTGCGCCATGCCGACCCCCAGTGGGGGACATAACCCCACTTTCCCGCAATAGTGATAGCATCCTCGGCATAGTCCATAGAATAGGGTAGGCATGGCGTGCCACTCTCTGTGAGCCAATACAACCCCTGTTTCAGGCGGATACCGTATTTGGGATAGGTGTACTTGGGGAGGGCATCAAACTGAGCGGAGGTTACAGCGCTCCCGTCCCCATTGGTGATCGCCGTTGCTTCCAAGAGCGGTCTTTGTTCGAGATAAAGTAGCGCTTCGCCGCGCCCCACCTGCGCACTAAAGCCATAGGTTGCCCACTGTTCATCGAAGTTCTGCCCGCAGTATTCTACGACCCGTCGGGCGGCTATCTGAGACAGCCGGAACAGCAGTGCATCATCGTCGGTCAGGTCTGTATTGAGTTGGGCGCGTATGGCGGAAAGGGTGGTGTAGTAAGGCATTACGCATCCTTTTGTCCACTCTCTGCCTCAATTGCCTGCTGCAAGGCGCTGTTCAACAAGCCGCGTACCGTCTTCAAGACAGAATCCATTTCGTACCACCCCGTGTCGGCATGGAACGGCTGCTGCTGTGTCCCTACCACATAGGTAGCATAGCGCACCGTTTGCCCTTTGGCGTTCACGGCACTGGCGGGGTTGGTCACGCTCAGGGTGGCGAGTTCCCCTCGTGCGGCGGAGGGTTGAAAGTTTACTTTCCAGCCGGATCGCAGTCTGCCCGTCCGTTGGTAGGGAAGATTGCCGGACTTCCGTAGGAAGGCGAGGACGGCGCGACGCTGTTTAGCGCTCGCCCAACGGACGCGGCTGTAGGGGCTGCGCACGGGCGGCTCATCTTGCAACAGCGGGATGATCGTTTTCTCCATAGAGCGGATGATCAGCGACGCCCTCCGCGCCAAACGGCGACGCACTTTCTCCTCGGAAAAGGCACGCCGATAGGCGTCCTGTGTGGCTTTATTCGCTATGAGTTCGTAACGGATGTAAGACGACACTTTCCACCTCCCAGAGTAGTATGGCTAGACCCGACAGCGCCAATATGCCTACCACAACCTGAAGTTTCGCCAATTGGCAAAACAGGACAATTCCCCCACACCACACGGATGCGCACTTGAAACACTGAGTAAGACCCGCTAGAAAAGGGATGCTACGTAGGCGCGTGAATAGATCGAAAACCCCATCCTCGTAGACCACGAGATGGGTCAGTCGCCATGTGGCTACCACCAGCGCCACAAACTCAATCACGCCCCGCCCCCTCGCTCTCTTATCGCCTGTTCTAAGGTGCTTAGGATCGTCTTTCGGGGCTTGAGCGCCGATCTCTCTTGCGCTAACCACATGGACAGAATATCTACGGACGACGTAGTTCCGATCTCCTCTAGACACTGCTTCGCCGAAATGGTGGTAATGTCTATGGCGAGAGTGACCAGCGGAAGAGCTTTAGGCTTGGCGCCGTCAGGCGCTGAGTGCGGGAAAAGACCCGCCTGCCCTCCTAGTTGGAAACATGGCTCATTACCCTCATATACTTCCAACACCCACGCCACATCGTCCTCATGGACATTGATCCACCCGCCACTGCCACTAACGCGATACCGATTGCCGTTCGGGGACGGCGGTAGCCAATATGCCCCCGAACGCCGTCCTACGTATTTTACCTGCGCCATAGTCCCATCCTTTTGAAAGAGGTTCCCCTGTCGTACCGCCGTTCCATCAGGGCATTTTGAACACCGTCCCATGCTACCTCCGAAAAACTGTCTGTGTTTATTCTGGATAGTCCGCCATGCATCTCGGTAAGCCCCCGACTGGATGGCGGTGGCTGTACGACTTTCGGGGTGTTTCCGGTAGTACAGCATAGGCGACTGGAGGTAGTACCCGCACGCGCCGATTTCGGCGGCGCGTATCCAGTACTCTATATCCTCCAGAGCGGGCAGCGCCTCGTCCCATCCCCCTAGACGCGCCCACAACGCCCTTGTCTGCATTGCCGTCACCCCTACCGTGCCGATCCCGTTCTGGCTGGATCGCAATGCCCCCAGACTGAATTCGCCACTAACAGGGTAGCCGTCGTTCAGTATGCCGTTCGCATCGAACGTGCGTATCTCCCCGTAGGCGTACTGATAGTCACAAACGTGGGGGTAGATGTGCTTCAAACAGTAGGCGTCTGTCAGATAGTCATCGCCGTCAATGACCACAAACACATCCCCATAGGCAGCCCGTACCCCTATATTCCTTGCCGCCGCCACCCCCACCCCTGTAGTACGCAGAAATCGTAAAGGGGTCTCCAACCTCTGCGTCCGTAATACCTCGTAACGATCTGCTACGTCTATCGGACTCCCGTCATCCACCACGATGTGTTCAAATACCAGACCCCGCTGCGCCTGAACAGACGATATACATTCCGACAGCCATTCCATATCCGCCGCTGACTGCGCCCGTACTGCGGTGATCACACTGACTTGCGTCATAATCGCTATCGCCCTACTTGGCGGGTAGTCCCTTTAACATCTCCAGCAAGTCGGCAACCCTCTTATAATAGCTGTGCTGCGAGAGCGCCACTCGTTTCGCCTTCAGCGCTATTCGCCACCGCGTTGCATCGCTATCATTCATGGCGCGTTCTACAGCTTGCGGCAAGTCGCTCAGGTTATCCCACACATAGGCACTCTCCCCGTCCACTATCCCCAACTGTTCCATCCCGTCAAAACGCTGGTGACACATCACTGCCCCACCCGCTGCCATGATGTAGAACGTGCGGTCTGAACAGTACCCCCATGCAGACTTCCACTGCTGATCAGCAATGGCAACCTTAGCCGCCTTGTAGAGTTTGGCACTCTCGTGCATCTTGTAGAGGGTATCGCCGTGTGCTTGTCCCCATCCCCGTCCGTAGATTCCGACATTGTAGGGGAGAGACGTGAGTATCTTTTCCATTTCGGTACGCTTGTCGCTATAACGATTGCCCATGAACACGACTTCATGGACGGGCGTATCTGGCGGTACATCTTCTACGAGGCTGGTCGGCTCGAAGGCTGCCTGCCAATATTGGGTGGGGATACCGCGTTCTTGAAAGAGGGTTACTAACGCGCCGTTCGCTACTGTGTTCAGGTCTACATAGCGGAGGGCTTCCATCGTGGTAGCGCTTTTCAAGGCGGTGTCCCAATAGTCGCCTATCCAGTTCACAATGGCGGCGTTAGGGTGTTGCTCCCGCAACCTGCGTATCCCGTCGGCAAGGTCACGGGTTGCCTCATGAATTTGTAGGAGGATCAGGTGGGGCAGCCATTGCGCAGCCGCACTAAGGATTGCCTCCCCCGAACCTTGATGATCAACCTCAAGCACAGTCCCCACGCCAGCTAACGCATCGCATAGCCCCCTCTTGTAGCGCTCCGTAGTAACCGCACGGTCAAAAATAGGGGCGTACAAAATGCGGTAGGACTCTTCTATGGGCGAGAGTGCCAGTTGCGCTTTATCACTAATTCGTATGCCCTGAGGAAACTGCCCCGTATAGGCGCGGAACGATATGGTATCGCTGGAACGCCCAGGGGCTGGATAAAACCCCGTCGGAGGCTGTTTTTCGTAGCTTCGATTCTTTTGGCGTAACTCATCTTCAGCCATCAAATCGTCAACCCGCGCCTCTGGTACAGGAACAATGGGATACCCCATGCCCCATAGCCGTGCGGAGAGGGCATTATCGCCACCATACGTGTAGGCATGAGGGAGCGTCCACCATTCAGCGGCGTCCCCCAGTTCACGCCGCAGTATCCCCACTTGCAGATAGGGTGCGGTCTGCCCGTGACCGCCGTTCGCTGCCGCCTCATTCACATGCCAATCCCGCCGCTGGGGGGTGCGTTGGTAAAAAGCCACTGCCCCATACGCGGGGTTTTCTTGCAGCCGCGCATAGCCGCACGCAATACTATTCGGCATAAACACAATGTCGTCATTCGCCACGACTACATAGTGTCCGCGTGCGTGGGCAAAGCCAGCGTTAAAAGCGGTGATCGCGCCCAATAGTTCGTGCTGTGGGATGCAGCGAATATCCTTTTGCGTTTCGCACCATTCAAGTGTGCCGTCGGTTGACCCCCCATCCACTAAGACAAATTCATGAGTTACGCCATACGGTAGCGCCTTCCGTGCGCTCTCCACCATACCTTTCAGTAGGGAAAGACGATTACAGGTACCACTCACGACGCTAATATCAACACGGCTGTGTGCCGCATCCGCTGTCCATAATCCCCATCCGGCAACAGAATCCTCTGCCTTCGTGTACGTCGTGAAGGGGAGTTCCTCGCACATCGCCCGTCTTACACCAGGGTACTGGTGCGTATCATGGGCAATGTATACTGCGGGATTGTAACGGCGCGTTAAGGCGATCATCTCACGACTGAAATCGTAGTCGTGTGCGCCGTCCTCAAAAATGAAATCTATCGCGCTGGGGGTGACCATAGTGAGGAGTTTACTGCGGGCATCCTCAGGATAAAAATGCCACTGATCGCGCAGTCCTAGAGGGATACGTGAACCAGCTGATGCGTCCGTGTCTATGCTGGTGAGTACCCCAGCACCATTCTTGCGTAGCGCCTTTAAAATGTGCGTACTACTACATCCTTGCGCAACGCCTATCTCCAATACTTGAAGTGGCTTTAAGTGCCGGATCAGGGCATACAGAGTACGCCCCTCGATGTCGCTCAAGGATAGATAGTTCCACACGTGGGGGTGCGAGTTCTGCCCCCCTATCGTGTCCTCCAGTGCATACGCCATGAGCGTGTGGGAGTCAGCCCCCACACGCCCAGCGGCGATCTCAATCATACTGCGTAGATTGAGCATAACCCCCTCTAGACGTTCGTCGGGTAAATCTTGGTGTTCGTTGTGCCGTACTGCCCAGTAGTGAACCCGCCACTCGGTGCCGGATACAATCCGTCTGCATACCCAGAGAACACAGGTAAGACCGACTTATAGACGACATTCGTGATGCGTACCGCCAACTGCGAGGCACGCAAGATCAGGCGCGGCTGGATCATCGCCGTCAAGTTCATGCAGAATCCGCTTTCATCTGAAGTCCACAAGAACGCCCCGTTGTTTGTGTACGTCCACTTAGATGGCGGGATGGCAGCCGCCACCTCCTGAAGATTGCCGTTAGCAAAATCAAACGCCTCAAGGTAGAGTGTCTGCATCCCCGCCGCCGTTAGTGGGAGGATGTAAATATCGGAACTCACCCCCTCGGATGCGGCGGCGGTGGTCACGGCGTCGCTGACAACAACCGGATAGGGTAAGCCGTTGATGGTTAGGAACGAACGGTTACGGAAGTTATCGCGCATTGCCGTCTGTTCCGCGCCCGTCGCCACCACTAGCCGCTGCCCATCTGAATTCCCTACCACACAACCCGAAGTGTTGTACTGGCATGGGTAGATAGCGCTCAACTCCCAGAACATATCCGGCGGCATGACGATCACCCACTGGACGGGGGTGAGACCTGTGAAATGGGCGCGGTTGGTCAGGAACTTCATCACGCTTCCCAACAGTTCCACGATGTTGACGGTCTTGCCGTTGACGGCAACCGAGGCGTCAATCATCGCCCCGCCCCAGTCAATGATTGTGGAGTCTAAGGCGGGCGCTAGTGCATTCGTCAGCGCATCACGTTTCCCTGTATTGACCAGCGTCTCCAGTCCGTAGAACTGTGCTGCGCCAGCCGAGGCGCTTCCCGCGTTCGTACCATCGCCGGAGAAAATCCAGCGCTCTAGAACGCGCTCAAAGGCAAGACCGATCTCCCACAACTGTTTACCTAGCTCCGTCCCCAACAGATCGCCCACACCGTCCGGCATGAATTTGGAATTAGCGATAGCCCCGCCTACCAAAGACAAGTCCATCGGCTCAGCGCGGTTGACGATTGTCCCCAGTTGCGTGGCAGCGAGATTCTGAGAACGCCGCTCTAGGCGACCAAAGGGCGCGGTGAGTGTCGCCGCCGAAATATTCCCCACCGGAATGGCGGGGTCGCAAATCGTTGTCGGCTCGCTGCCCGAACCGTCGGACGCCCCCGTCAGTGCCAAGAACAGAGGGTACAACGTGCGGGATAGATTCAACGGAAGGATGGACGACAGCCCACGCGGGCGCTGAATGACGTTCATCACCAGCGGGTCAACGCCAGGGTTGTTCAGCAGTCCACCCTCGCCGTGCAAGTACTGCGAACTACTGCTGTACGTTACCGCCTTGCTTCGCGCCGCTGGTAGCTGTGCAGCCTTCTGGACAGGGGCTATCCGAACGTCCTTGCGGCGGTGTGTCCTGATCCGTTCCTCAAGATCAATAATGGGTGTCATGATGCACCTACTTCCCTTTTCTCATCAAGGCTTCAAATGGATTAGAAGGCGCCGCCCGCACACCTTTAGTGAGTGGATCATCGCCGTTGATCACCGTTTCCGGTGACTGCGACGCGGGGAGCATCCGCATCCGCTCATAGGTAGAGCGCGGCATCTCGTTATGCGCCTTCGCCGCCACTTGACCCGCATCAACGCGGTCTAAGCGATCCATCAGACCAGCCACACTCTTGGCTAAGGCGTCGAAGGTGTCCGTCACGTCACTGAGCGCGTTGCCCACGACTTCTAAGACATACGCCTTGATACCCCCCAACACTTCCTCAGAGATAGCCCCAGTGTCGGTTTCAAGCGTATCCTCCTCATCCGCGTCCGGCTCGTCCGTATCCTGTGTCGCCTTTCGCTGAACACCCTGGGCATCAAGCTCTTGTGCGGTCTCCGCCGCTGCCAAAATCCCCTTTGCCGCCTCTGTCACCGCAGGATCGGTGCTGGCGCTGAGTATTTGCGCCAGTTCGTCCAGAGCCTTCTTTGCTTGCGCGTCCATATCTACCTCCCCCGTTACACCGAATTTCGTATACGGATTAGCCGCCCGTGATAGGGGCAGCACACTCCGCTCTCGCATCGTAATCAGGTGGTACACCCCGTCACCGTCCGCCACACCGTGAAAGCCATGACTCATGCCCCACCCCGACCCATCTACCCCCTTAGGATGGTCTGCGATATAGCGGGCTACCGCCTTCGCCAGTGGCGTGTCGTCAAACACCCCCACCTCACATAACACCCCCTTCACCACCCAGCGGTGGGATGGCGCACCGCCCAGACGGAAGTACTCCCCACTAGGTAGATGGGAATACCACAACTCACCTGGCGCCGTGTTTTTCGCTACGTCTGTCTGGATAGCCTCGGCACTGATTATTTCACGGTCTCTGTCCAGAGCGTTGTTTGTAGGTGTCCCTAGCCACCACCACGCGCCATCTACTTCCTTCAGAATAAAAGCCATTTGAGCTACTCATCACCCTCTCATCTTCATGTATTCTACACAAATTGTTGGATGTTTAAACAGGGGGGTAGCAAAAACCGCCCCATAGGGTGGCTCAAGAACAGCTAACCCGCACCCCCGCCACCCTCGGACGGAGGCTTATCGGGAAAGGTAGCTCGAAGGTCATCTATAATGTCCTGTACGGCTTGCTGCCAATTGGTTGGACGGGATGCCCACGCCTTCACTGAATCTTCGGCAGCGATCAGTCCGGCGACAATGGAGACCAGTGAGAAGACCGCGCCCGCGATTTCACTAGCGCGGGGCGCTAGTTCGGGGACGACATAGCTAACAAGGATAGTGGCAAGTCCGAACACGCCTAACAGCATCTTTCGGCTGCCCAAAAGCCGCTTGAAGAAATTCGCCACCGCCGATTGAGAACTGGATGTTGTCATGACCTATTTCCCCTCTTTCTCCCGTGACCACATATGTGCATTAGCCTCTAGATAGGCTAGACAGTCCGCCCTACTAGCCTGCCAATCGTCGCCCTCGGAACTCCCAAAGATGCGGAAGTTCACCGCCGCGCCTAGCCCCTCGCCGAGTTGGGGGATAAGCCTACCTATGATCGCCGCCTTATCGAGGCGCTGTTTGAACTGCGCCTCCACAAGACACTGTGTGTTATCTTCCGACCACCTTACTTGAATGGCGTAGGGGGGAAATTCTTTCGTTTTACCCCGATCCGATACCAGCGCGGATAAGCCGACGGGTATCTTACCTCGCTTATCGTCCGTACCATCCTTGTCACATAAGGCATCTTGGAAGGTTAATAAGATATACCCATGCCACGCCATGATTCACCTTCCTAGATTGCTAGTTCTACGGCGTCAGCGGCGGTGAGTTCTGTACCGAAGATAGCCACGTGCTGCAAGGCGCCCGCAAACCACGAATGACCTACACGGCGCCCAACACGCAATTGCAAACCCGCAGTATAACTGATGTTTGACGCCGCGCCCGATCCCGTATCCACCAGCACCCCATCGCGATAGGCGTTCAGGTCTCCGCTCGCTGCGCTGTACGTCCAGAGCCAATGCTGCCATGTATCCGCCGTGAATGTACCGCCTGTGCTGACGCTGCCCCCGTTCTGGGCTTGGAAACTGGGAAAGCCAAAGCCTCCGTAAGCATATGACCAGTCCCCGTTGTCCACGCACATCACACAGCCAGCCCCCGTCGCTGCCCGCACCCACAGCGACACGGAAACGGCGGACGCTGGCTCTAACGTAGCCGACTCCGCCATGATCACGAAATCATTCACGCCATCAAAATACAACGCGGGCGTGCCGTCTGTACCTGTTTGGACGCCCCACGATGCGCCGGATATTGACCCGTCCAGACCGTTCCCGCTGGAATCAGTGGCAGTGCTGCCCGTACCTTCTTGGAGCGTCCAGTACCCCAACGGACTGAGTGCCATAATACGGGAGGCGCGGGTAGTGGTGGGGGCTGTGACGTATACCCCGCGCTTTTTCCCTAGATAGATCGTCATGCCGTCACCTGAACGTAGCGAACGTTCGCCGTACCGCTGGCGACAATTCCATACCACGCGGCACTGCTGGCGTTGTCCACCACTGTAGCCCCCGCTGCCAGTTTTAGACCTGTTGTCGTGCTGACTCCCGACGCGCCGATGTAGACATCATCACTACTGTTATTCTGAATGACCAGTCCTCGGCGGGTGGTGGCAGCCGCCACGATGAGCGTGGCACTGGACGTGACCGATATACCGCCTGTAGTCAACGTCGTCCCCGGCGCCTCGGTGACGGTGAGCGGGGCATTCGCCGACTCCACCGTGACCACCAGCGCATCATCGTCATCCGTCCGCCCCCATAAGTTGCCGATTGCCGACTTCCGTGCCATAGCATCCCCCTTTAGACACCTGTGATCACTGAAAGTATCTCCCCGTTACGAATCCTCAATGGCGACCACTCCGCGCTGAGTGCCACACAATCCGAACAATGTTCCGCTTCCGTGTCCACCACCCACCACACATCCCAATTGCCCTCGCCATCCAGCGCCTCCACCCGCAAATGACAGCGACAAAAACCGTTACAGGCTAACTGGTAGCTGCCAGGGTAGACAGGGAGGGTGGGCAGTTCAATCGCCGCAATGATGCTACCCGTCTGCGCAGCCGCATTCAGATACAAGGCGGCACGGCGTTGGGCTTCCGCCTCGTTCATGGTGGGAATGTCCGACAAAAAGCCTTCTAAATAGACATATTCCCTATCCACACGGACATTGATCGCCACCATGTCCACCGGAGTCAGGGTTGCATCTCCTACCACTGAACGGGCGGCGTCTACATGCGCTTGACGGACAGCCGTGCGCATATCAGAACGCAACCGCATCCGCGCCACCAGCATCCGCAGTTTATCGGCGGCGGGTTTCAATAATCTAGATAAGCCTTGACGGGGTTTCAGTGTCTCGGCAAAATCCGCGTAATAGCTACTCACAGCCCGTCTAATCTGCTCGGCTACGTCCAACCTACTGCTCCCTCTGCGTGGTCAAGTCTTATTATAAGCTGAAAAGAAGGTAAACGAAAAAGGCGATTGCGGTATTGCAATCGCCACGAACATATAGAGCGGGGTATTCATGTCCGCCCACCGATAAGTATAGCACAGTTTTGGCTACGTCCAACATACCCCTTGCGCCTGTTCTCTACGGAACTTCTGCCAATCATGGGGGCTGTGCCACTTCCCCGCACGGGTGACGCACGCGCTTTCGCCGTAGCCCGCCATGAACTTCCGCGTGATTTCATCGAACTGTTCCCACCCTGGATTGAGGCGCTCATCAGCGTGTAGTAGATCGCGGGGGATAACGCCCTCCCGCGCCAACAGGTAGCGGGCTTCCGTCCGACTGAGGAGTCCGCCCTCTGCCATCGTTTGCGTGTAGGACGGCTCAGCGGCTTGCGCCGTGTCAATGGCTATATTGGAGGGTTTACCATCAGCCGTATAGAGGGCTAAGATGGTGGTGGTGCGCAGGTGTTGAATCTGTGCCTGCTGCATATCCTGCTCATCATCGGCGAAGTCAAAGGAGAAACGAACAGAGTCGGGGATGATGCGGTTAATGAATCGCTCTAGCAAGGATAGCACATTGCCGACACCCTTCCCTCGCGCTTTTCGTTCAAGGACACTGGACTGAGCGCCCGACCCAAGCGCACTCGTGGACAAGGCGGCAATCTCTTGGCGGTCAATGCCATACGCCATCGCCACAAGGTCAATGAACGTGTCATAGAGACGACGCTCATCAAAGCCTTCATAAAGCTGCCGAAAACTGATCATATCTATGCCCAACTTTAGGGATGGATTTGCCTGAAACAGGGTCATCACCCCTCGATAGTAGCGCTGATCCCGCTGCTGGCGATCCGCCTCATATTGGCGGTACTGTTCCTCCCACATGTTCTTATTGATACCCGTGAGGGCGAGGATACCAGCGGGCGGAAAATCATCAAAGCGTTCATTGCGCATCTCCGACCAAGCAAAAAGACCCTGTGCGGTAGCAACACAGCGGGATAGCGCACAATATCCTATGCCGAGATACCCCTCCTCGGTGGTGGGCATATCCGCCTGATACCAGATACGTGACCAATGCATTTTATGCTGTACCCCGTCCATATCGCGGTAGAGTACGGGATAATCGGGGTCGCCCGTCCGATAACAGCGTGTGCTATCCATGACGGCGATACCCAATACAGGCGTGGTGAGGGTCTGGGTGGGATCGCCATCGCCGATGATCTCCACAAACACGCCGCCGTCTTGGTTGAGGTAGTTAAAGACGAACTTAGACAAGAACGTCTCCCACCCCATCCCGAAGTCGGCATTATGGAGCATGTTATGGACGCGGGCGGCGACCCGCCTTGCCCCTTCAATGTACCAGCCAGTGGACTGCACCTTCTGGCTAATGGCAGCCGTAGCCGCTTGAATAGGCTCTAACCCCTTTAGTCGCCACAACTTGAGGAGCGCCCTATCCCGTTCAGGGTGCCCCCACGCGGGAATGTCCGCCACGCTACTGGGGCGATAGGTAGTACCAAGCAGAGACCCCGCAAAGGGCGAACGTCGGTTTGTGGCGCGGGCGCGGGTCTGCACACTGTCCAACCGTGCGCCTTGTGAGCGATTAGAAAGTACCATGAGCGTAGAACCTCGTATAACTTGCCGTAGCCGACTGTGAATCCCTTGCCCCGTGCCAAGCGAGTGCTAGTGCCATCACGGTATCATCGTGCATATCGCGGGGGGCGGACATGCGCGTCACGCCACTGGGGGCAGTAGACGCCTCATAAGTGGCGAGTTCCTCTAGCATGATTTGGGCATTTATATCCTCATCGGGATGCAATAAGGTGATCAGCCCCGAATCTATGGCAAAGGCTAAATCATTGATGATGGTCACCTTGAAGGCATTGGACGTATAGGTGCCGATGATTGTGATACCTTGTTCACGAATGCGATCTATAATCGCCTCCCCCACGCCGTTCCGTTCGGCTATGATCGCATCCACATGGAACAATTTAGCAAGGCTGATGAGACTCTGTGTTTGGTAGTTCCAGTCCATCACCGTTTGGCGGTCTATCCTAACGACAGCCTGTTCAGTGGTATCAATGACGACGAACACGGTGTAATCGAAGGACTTCCCGAAGTCTACCCCGATCACATACTGGTGGTCGGGGACGGGCATATCTTGTTTTTTACCGACGGCACGCTTTTGCACGTCACGAAAGACAAGGGAGTCGGAGTCAATGAACTCCGCCATGATCTCCGCTCGAAACGCCCGATCCGACATGGTGCGGCGCATGGCATCCAGTTCATCTCTGGGGATGAACGGGTTATCGTAGCTGGAGTACTGGAATCCAGCATAATCGGGGTCTTTACCAGACCGTCCGATCATAAACAGGCGGTACGCCCAATTATAGCCATCCGTAGAGCCGGTGATAATCGCCCGCCCTCGAAAGTCGATGAGGGTAGGGCGAATGACACTTTCCCACAGGTAAAGAGAGCGTGTTTCCTGCGATTCATCGATGATAAAGAGGTGGTAGCGGTTGCCCCGCATAGCGTCTGGATTAGCGCCAAACGACCAGAAGTGAATGATGCTGCCATTCGCCAACCGAAAGCGGCGCATCTGTTCATCTTTGGAGACGATGATCGGGGCAAAGCGCGCCTTCATTCGCTCCCACATATCATCGAACGCCTTCGCGCTATGCGACCCATAGCCAACGTAGCGATTATCCTTGAGGAGTTCGATAGATGCCTCGATCTCATTGGCATCACTTTTCCCAAAACGGCGTCCGGCAAAGACGATCCGAAAGCGGGCGGGGTTATCCAATATTTCCCGCTGTGCTGGATGGGGTTCGGGGATACGTATCTCAATTTGGCGGGGCATCAGGGTATTTCCCGTCTATCAAAGACAACGGTGATCGTGATCTGTTTCGCATCGTCATCTACTTGGTTGGAGGGAGGCTGATAAATCTCACGGCGCCGACCACGCAGCAGTGGGACTACGGCGTTGGGGCTACTCCTAATGGCACTTCGATGAAGGACGCTTTCCACGAGGTCTACGGCTGCATCCTGCGCCAAGCCGATGAGTTCGCGGAACGCCGCGTCATGGGCGATCCACCAGCGTGCCACGAGGTAGGGGATATTCGCCACTTGACAGGCGGCGGCGATAGTGAGATTTTGGGCAACGGCTTCGAGGAATTCAATCATGCGTGCCGGATCAGACAGGGTGACGAGGCTGCCTTCCATGTAAATCTGGAAGGCATCACGCATCTGCGCTGGAGACCACGACTCTTGACGCGCCTTTTCGATGAATTCTGTGGGAAAGAGGGACAATTGACGTACCACCGTCTGGCGGGCTTCGCGCTGCGCCTGCCTAGCGGCATCGTGCGCCACTATGTCCCTAACGATTTTCCTACCCATCGTCTCACCTCCTTTAGGAAGTAGTATACGGATAGGTAGGTAGTCATGTCAACTGATCACTTTTCGCCAAATGGCGAACGGCTGCCCCCCAACGAGGTCATGGCGAACAAGTCATTACTGGCGGGGTTGGGGGCATCTTGAGAAAACCACATTGCCAGCCCCGCCGGACGGGGACTAGACTGGCGTATCCAGCCATCGCCTCCCCTTCGTCCCAGGACGGCGCTCGCCCACACCGCGCTTGTCTCCCGCCAGTTATCCCCCGTAGAAGTCGAGAAGGTGAGATCGACCACTATATAGTTGTCATGGACGACGATCACATCACAGGCACATGCCCCTTCGGGCGTCAACGGACGGACACGGCTCACCAAGAGGGACTGCTCAGCGAGTAGAACCGTCCCTGTGATGGGAACACTGAGTAACATATAGCGCTGGAGCAGTCGATAGAAGAAATCCTCTAAAACAAGCTGTTCACGAGTGGGTTGTATTGGGTTAGGCATACGGCTATCCTTTCAGGCTATCCCGCCCTAGCGGGGTCAATAGGAAGGTATCATCGATAACGGTCACCCACCCCCAGTGGGTGCAAGCGTCCAATGCGGCTCGTTCATTCGCTGACCAATCTCGCACGTCTTGAGCATAGACTTGTCCGCCCAAGTCTAAGAGATGTTTCGCCATGAAGTAGGGGGCGGAACCCGCCTTCGCCCTACGGCGTTGATGTTCCCCATCTAACAGCCGCCTGAGATGGGCGGGGGCGGCATAATCGCGCACCCATTCATTGATGACTTCCTCAGGGTTAAAGCCCTTCTGTCTGATTGCCCACGCCAGCGTCGCCACGATCAGGGTAGAGTTGGGGACGCCAGCGGCGTTTCGCAGCCGCCGCCAGCGGCTGATAAACAGGGATGGGGCGTAGGCGGTCACTTTCATCTGTTTCCACCGCGTCATTGATCACCGTCCTCGGCAGCGTTTTCTGGCGGATAGGGGAATGACGGCTGTCCTCGTCCCCACTTGAGGGCATTTCCCGCCACGTCGGGGACGGCGGTAAAGCGGATAGGGGGATTAGTTCGCCCTAACAAGGACTGGGGGACTACGCCAGCCATGATCTCAGTGGCGGCGGCTAGTGCCGTATCCCATTCGGCATGAGCTACTTCCAAGATGATCGCGTCATGCATATCGAGTGCCACTCGTGAGCGCATCGCATTCCGGCGGTAGTACTCACTGATCACTACAATAGCACGTTTCACCATCTCACCCACCCCGCCTTGACAGCAGTAGTTCCAAGCGGTGAAGGCGCGGTCTGGGCTGACTGGGACGGTGCGCCCTGTCCAGAGGGCGACACTCTTCGTCGCCGCCACGTCTTCAGAGAGCTTCCGCCGGAGGGAGGCAACGCGCCTAAACCCCTCATCTTTCGTTTGCAGCAATGCGGCTGCGGCTTGGGGGGTAATGCCTAGTGTATGAGCCAGCTTTGCCGCACCCATCCCATACGCCGTGCCGAAGGTGACCGCTTTCCCCATTTGCCGCAGTCGTTTCAGCGTGTCTTTATCGCCAACCAGCTGTGCGGAACGCCACTCTTTCGGGAAGTAGCTGGCAGCCATAGAGGAATGGAAGTCACTGGAGGCACAAGCCGCCGCAAGTGCATCATCGCCGGACAGCATAGCGGCGATCCAGTTCTCGGCATTGCTATAGTCGATCTCCACCAGGGTAAAGCCCTCGCGTCCGCGCAGAATGCCCGCACAATGCCCGTCGGGGTCGTTGTGGTCAGCCACCATCATTAGGTTTTGAAGGTTAGGGTGACTGGAGGCGCGGCGTCCGGTCTCCGTCCCAATCGTGACGAGGGAATGGACGCACCCATCCGAGGCGGCGTGGTCTTGCAGCCCTTCTAAGGTGGCGAGAAGTCGATCCGTCTCCATCCACACCTTCAAGTCGGTCAGGGAGGGGTGATCTCTTGCCAATACGTCTAGGACTGCCCCCGACGTGGCGAGGCTGCCGCCTGCCGTATAGAACATCTCCGCTGTAGGCGGCGGCTTAGGGACACCTTTGCGCGTATAAATGTAATCCGCCCTCTGCGCGGGGCTGCCTAGATTGCCCAGACCATCGCGCATCAAGGCGTCAGCCAATACCCTTTGTCGGCTACGCAGTCCCTTTATCCGTTGAGAAAGCATCTCTGTGTTGATCGCCACGCCCTCTGCCGCCATGCGACAGTATTCGCGCATCGCTCGGCATTCCCAAGCGATCAAGTCCTCCAGTTCGGCGGTGGCGGGTAATGCCCTCTGTTTCTCATACACGCGAAGGGCGAGGGCGGCATCTTCAGCCCCGTAAGCCAGCACCTGATCTGAGGGTAGGTCATGGAGCGATTTCCGCCGCGCCTTCATCGCGGCATACCAGTCGGGGACATCGGGTAAGTCCCACGCCCGCACCGTATCCTGCAGGGAATATCGTTTATGGGGGGTACCTCTCAAGAGGCGTTCCATGACGGCGGTATCCCAAACCGCATAAGGGGCGTGCATCCCCTTTTGCCCTCTAACCTTCGCGAGGGCGCGGTAATCGAACACCGCATTATGCATCACCGCCACCGCCTTGCTGAACAGGTATTCCAGCACCTCTTGTACGTCAGCACCATAGTCACCTTCAGGACTAGAGGCAACGGCACGCTCCAAGCCGCCATTGGGGGATCGCCAAGCGAAGGCGATCACGGTTACGGGCGCGGAGAAGGACAGTCCAAAGTCCTTACTCGGCACGCGCCCCATAGCATTCGTCTCTGTCTCCACGTCTACAGCGACGACTGAGGATTGGCGTAGGGCGTCTATCTGGGCAGTTGTTAGGGCTACGCCCTTTTCAGGAGGAAATAGGGGCAGCGTGACGCCATGTATTGCTTGGGGGGTATATGGGGGGTTGCCCACTGGCTGGTTGGTCATGATAAATATCCTTTCAACGAAGTCTAGGAAGGATTAGAAAGACGCGGGTTATCCCCAAACAAGAACTCGCGCATCTTCACGGCGAGGGGGAAAACAGTTTGGGGGACAACGGCGTTTCCCAGGACTTTCATACGTGCCGACCAATTCGGGTCACTATCCTTTACGACGCGGACGGGTTCGCCACGATGCTGAGGTTCGTCAGGTCGGGCGGGGAATTTATGTCCGTCCACTGGTGTAGAGCGTGCCGGACGTTAGGACGCGCTAACCAGACACTGCCGCCCCCCAGAAACGGCTCAATATATAACGGTACATCCCCCAATCGCCTCCATACCTCCGAGGCTACCGCCGCCTTCCCCCCAAAATACGGGTAGGGTTGCTTTATCATGGGGTGTTCTCCCCTTCAAGTACAGTGCAGACACTCTTTAGAAAAGGTGTCAGTTCGGAAAGCTTCAAAGGCGCG